GATAAACATACAAAGATACAAAATTAATTTCTCTTTACAAACATTTTATCTAAGTTTTGGACTAAAAAACTAGCTACAGCATTACTTGGAGGTTCTTTTACTACTTCTTGCTCATAATTTTCTTCTATACAAAACATAACTTGCATAAAACCCATTACCCTATCAAAGTTACCTTGTCTGTGATATCGTATCAATTCTTCTAATAAAGCTGGACTAGGAATTAAATCCATATTATAAATCATAGTTCCATCTTCATTCTTTCCTCTCTCTGTCCATAACCATCTTAATATAAATTTCTCTCCCGCATCTTTCATACGTTCATTCATATGACAACCTTTAATTCTTGCTACAATTGAATCCTTAATAATTTTTGATATAACATTATCAGGTTGATTTGCTAAAAGATGTAATTTACCTCTTCTTTTAAAATAAGATAAAACTTCTCCCCGATCATTTTCAAACATTATTTCTGCTCCCCCATAGTATTCAGATAATAATTCAAGATTTCTATTATAAATCTCAATATTATCTGGACGGCCTACATACTCAGCAACGATCTCATCATAGCCAAAATCAAACTTTTGATAAGATTTATAAACATATGCAGCATTTAAAGACTTACCCCCAGACTTATCAAAAGCTACTGGATCGAGTCCTATCTTATATAATCCATAAGGTATATCTTCAGGCGGATGCTGATAAACCACAACACAGCCTTCTACATTATCAGAAGATTTATGTGGAAACTTATGTAAAGGATATAGCTTTTTTGACAAATCTATTTTAAATCTAACCTCATCATCTTCTACATATAATGTTCCAGTATTTCCTAATTTTTTATATTTCCCATCTGCCTTTAATTTAGCTAATACATTATAAAGTTCTATTGCTGGAAATACAGCTCCCTCATCTCGCAAAAATGCTTCCTTAGGAGTTTTAGGATGCTGGGTTACCATCATATTATACGCCTTTGGATCTGCCTTTCTTTTTTCTTCTCTTTCTAAATCTACATCAATATTAGCCTTTTCTCTTAAAGCATTACCAGCTTTATCCATAAATGGCTCTCTATACCAAGCATCATCTACAAACCAACCCGCTTCTCCAACAGCAGTTTCATCATAAGTATTTTCATAACTCCTGAGGCCGTAGGCCGAAGGATTGTAGAACATTTCTTCAAAATCAGCATTAGTTCCATTTTTGCTATTACCACCTGTTCCATATATAATAGGAATACCAATCATAATATTTCCATCCTTAAATAAAGGATAAGAACGTTGATATGCTTGCATAAGTCCTGGCCAATCTCCCGCCTCTTCAAATAACATACGTTCAGCGGTACGACCTACAGATTTCTGTGGAGCATCTTTAAATGATAATGCTAAAATTTCTGACTTAAATCCTTTTTGAATATTAACCCCAGAGATAGGATCTTTTTCTACATAGCCCGCTTTAATATGATCTTGACGATCTATTAGAGTTCCTTTTACCCAATCTGTCGTATCATTTATAAAATTAATCATATGCTTTCCCATCTCCATAGTATTTGCCCAGAAAGTTTTTTCATAGGCGGCTAATATAGAAATAGAGAAAGGAAAATAATGATATTTCCAAGCCATCCCAAAAGCATTTTTATACGAGAATCCTTTACGCCTAGCTTTTACTACGATCATACCTTGACCATTTCTCTCTGCCTCTTCTAACTCATGATACCAATAATAATCCATATCAAGAAATTTAGGAAATGTATCTATCTTTCTTGACTTTCCATGACTATCTTCTATAGTAGCTAATATTCTACCATAATTAAGATAAGCATAATGCTCTCCAGTTATTCGTACACCAGCTATTGTATATCCCTCTTTACATCTGTATTCTTCACGATCCCAGAATTCTCTATGCTCAGAAGTACCTTCAGGTGCATGTATATAAACACCATGCTTTAAATAATATTGAGAAACTTTGCTAAAATAAGATGTATTAATAAATTTTAAATATTGTTGTCCAGTATGAGAAACAGGATTATCTTTGTACTTATTAATCTTGTCCCAAGGTTTTGCAACAACAATTTTATTTATTCCCATCTAAATCTGAATATGTTATTGTTATTTTTTCTCCATCTTCTAATGCCTTTACAATATGCGAATATACTCTTTTATAAGCTTGAACAGATTTACCAATAAATCCATCTTTTTTTATAATATTATTCTCTTGAGTATCTCCTAAAAGTAAACAGCCCGCAGTATGCTCATCAGTATTACCCACATGAATAAGGATATATTGAAAACTCATATCTGGAGTAACTATTTTCCAATTAGGAGCATTATGTACGCATAACATACCTTTATGCATATCACCATATTTCTTAGCATATCTTTTTGTCATACCCCCCTCATCTCTAAGAAGAATATCATATGTACCAGAAGGAACTCTAGTTTCACTCATAATTTTATCTTCCCTATACTCATCTTCCAAAGTATAACAAAGAAATTCTATACCATCTGTTATGTCAAATAATAATCCACTTGTGGAATCTTTCTGACTGCTAAATCTTAATACTTGTAATTTCATAATTCAAGCCCAAAATTTAATACAATTAATCTATACTTTATACCTAAATTAATATATAACTCAAATAATGTAATTCTACCTAATCTAGCGGATAGTTCACATATTGTTTCTTTTTTGTTTCCTTTTGCCCAGCTGTTAATCCAATTTATTTTCATTTTTTTATTTTTTAACTTTATACTATTGTTATTTCACAAGCTGTTATTCCACTATGTAAAAAAACTTCATCATCTTTATTAGCTATTGTTATAAAAGCCTGTTCACCAAAAGCAATTTCATCAGTTATCGCTTTTATTATTGTTCTATGTGTTCCACTAGTTATGGTTAAATCAATTTTATCATTATAATTATTTATATTAGTTTCTTCTATAGTTTCAAAATATATTGCTAAACTAGTGGCATCAATACAAGCAAAACCTCTTAAATTGATAGCAGGAAAAGCAGCTGATTCATTTGCAGCATTCTCTCCTGCTCCACTATTAAAATATAATATCTTATTCATAATTTTTATTTTTCAGAGAGAGAGGGAGCTAAACTCCCAGAACATCCTTCTAAGCATCCCCAGTAAGGCGTTTCTTCTCTCTTTCTGTTTCCAATATGGTTATTAAACCTTTTTGGGTATATAATTTTCTAGGATTTGACATAATTCTATATTCTGAAGGTTTATATACTAATTTTACTTCTTTTATATTCTCTTTCAAATCTCTTTTCACAACCCATCTACAAGATGGACAATGAACTGTTCTTTTTAAATGTGTTAAATAAGTCATAATTTAAATTTTATTTCCAGTTCTTAAACATATATATTCACTTTTAGTTGTAAATAATCTTCTTTTACAATCTCTGTTATGTAATCCTAAATAGTGTAAGAATTTATATTTTCTTAATACTTTTCTTATTAAGGCCAAATTACTACTATATTTCTATATATTCGGATCTTCTCTATTTCCTTTACGTCTTTGTCCTCGTAAAGTTCCTGATTTAATTGTTTCTCTTTCAACTTGTTCTTTAACTTTATTTAACGATTCAATAATACCACCAATTCTTGCAAGACTATTAGTAATATCTGTAGGCTTATAAATTGGTTTACCTACTCTATCTCTTTCTTGTAAATCTACACTCTCTAAATAAGCTGTTAAGTTATTTATAGTTTTTATAGCAGCTATTAAAAGTTTCATAGAAGGAGTTAATTGTAACTCCTTATATTTTTCTATTGCTGTTTTTAATGCTTCATCTGGTTCATAATTCTCATCTTTCATAAAATCCTTAGCAACCATAGGAGCAAGAGTAAATTCGTCAGACGATATAACGTAAGGAGACTTATAATCAGAAATAAAGTAAAGATAAGACATATCCCGAATAGCTTGTTCTTTATCTTTATCCTCATCTCTTTTCCATAATACTTTAAATTCTGGGATAAGTAAAGCCTCTGGAGTTACAATTACACTACCACCTTTAAGATCAAATAACTTCACTTATTTAAAAGTTTTCTCTAAACCATTAAATTTACCATATAAAACTTCTTCCTTTATAACATAATAAGTAATCCCATTAAATGAGATTATTGAACTAAGGCCTGAATTCATTCGTGGTGGAAGAGGAATAATATCTCCTGATTTAAAATCTTTAACTCTATTTCCAACAGCTAATATTTCGCCTATCATATCTTCTCTCTGTGGATTTGAATCTGGACTCTGTTCTGGTGGCTCAAAATATATTAATATCTTGTCATCCACCATTTCTAAATTTTTTATATTTTCTTTATACTTTACCATTTTCCTAGGGGACATGTTTTTTCGGGGGCATAAACATTTTGAGGAAATGCACATCCGCATTTACCGCATTTATATGATTTACCATCCCATTTTTCTGATTCACTTGGACTTACATTAGGGGCACTTACTATATTTTTCTTTGATGTGGTTTCTCCACCTCCTAATTTAAAAATCCTGTTAATTACCTTATAAAATCCTGACTCTATTAATTCAGGACAACTTTTACATATTTCAGCTCTTACCTCAACTAATTTTTTAATATTAGCAGATATAGTACCTTCTGGTGCCATATCTTTCATATAGTTAAGCCATCCATCTTTTATATTACTAAATATACTCATCGAATGTACCTTTTTTAATTTCTTCTACAAATTCATTAAATTGGTCTTTAGTCCATACACTAAAACCTTCCTCTTTTCCTCCTAATACAACATTATTCAAATCTTTATGTATATCAATAGAAGGACAAGTTCTACAAGTAGAACAAAAAGTCATCTTCATGCCTCTCTTTGGATCATGATTTCGGTCTAAATCGTAATACGATTCATCTTTTTTACTCATCGTTTATCTTTTTTAATCGTTTAATAATATGTTCTGCGGTCATCATTTTAGTACATATTTTCTCCATACTTTCTTTAGATGCCGTCATATCTTCCATATCTGAATCTTCTGCTAATTCTGTTAATTCCGTTTGATATCCATATATCATTGCTTCCCAATATAATATTGCGGCATTTACATTATATTTTCCATCATGATTATCTATCATATTTTTTAAATTTTTTTCGTAGTTTAAATAATTTTTCTAATCTATCTTTACATTCTTGTCTAGTAATTTTATCTTTCTTATACTGCTGAATACATATTCTAATAAAATGATCTACTC